CACTGATCTACTCAGCAAGGAGGCTGCATGATCGCCAAGCAACCCAAACCCAAGAAGTGCAAGAACCCGGCATGCGGCATCAGCTTCCCGCCGCAGCGCCTGGGCCAGGCCGTATGCAGCCCGAAGTGCGGCCTGGCCATCAAGGACGTGAACCAGGCGAAGGCGCGCAAGTCGCTGGCCCAGGTGGAGCGCCGCGAGATCAAGGTTCGCAAGGAGAAGCTGAAGAGCCGCGGCGAACACCTGCGCGAGGCTCAGCAGGCGTTCAACGAGTACGTCCGCACCCGGGACCAGGCCGCTGGCCACCTCTGCATCTCCAGCGGAAAGCCGTTGGACTGGAGCGGTAACGCAGTCGATGCCGGCCACTACCGCAGCGTTGGCTCGGCGCCGCACATTCGCTTCGATGAACGCAATTGCCACGCGCAGAGCAAGCAGGAAAACCGATTCCTTTCGGGCAATGCCGTGGAATACCGGATTGGCCTGATTGCGCGAATCGGCCAGGAGGCCGTCGACGCTCTGGAAGCAGACCAGAGCGTGCGCAAGTACACCGTCGAGCAGATCAAGGGCATCAAGGCCTACTACCGGGCAAAGACAAGAGAGCTGAAGAGGGCTGCAGCATGACCTATCGCAACGTTGTTTCAGCAGTGGTGCGGGCGCTCGCGGCCGAGACCATCAGTTCCGCCGGCGGCTGCGACTTTGAGCCGAGGGTGCAGAGCGCCAAGCAGAAGGGTGAGATCGACGGCAAGGAAGCGGCGTTCCTTCAGGACTGCTGGGTGTTCGGTCGGCTGCACAAGGCGCTCACACCGGCACACTGGCGCGCGCTGGTGGCGAAGTACTCCACACACGAAGAGCGCAAGCATGGTGCCATTCTGGAGCTGTTGAGCTCGGTGAAGTCGCCGGCGCCGAAACGGTTACGTGAATGCGCGGTGCTGACCTGGGCGATTCCGCAAGTGGCGGGAGTCGAAGGCAAGCGCTCCGTCGCGGGGCTGCCGGCAGCTTGGTACGACATCACCAACTGGGATAACGACGGCAAACCAGAGTCGACGCGATACCGGTGGCGTTCGCAGATACGCACGGTGCTCGATAACCAGGTGAATGAGGCGTTGACTCTGGCCCAGGAACTGCTTGATGCAGAAGGGTTAATTGCAACTGTTGCCGCTTAGCAAGTCGTCGTAACAGCGACGTCAGACTGCTATGCGAGGCACGTTTCCCCAGTCGGGCGGGAGCGGAAAGCGAGCTGCCCGCCGACAGGTCCCTAAGGGTTAAAGGTCTTTCTTTGCCTCCTTGTCAACGTGGCGGTCATCTTTATGTCTCTCCTTATCAAGACGCTTACCCTCCTTCCTGACGTCACGTCCCGCCCGATCAGCATCTTTGTCTGCGTCGCGTACGTCGGTTCTCACGTCCTTCGATACGTCCACTTCAGCATTAACAAAGACTGTGTGTGACATCAGTCCAGCAGTGAAAAAAGCGGCAACGCATATTTTATGTAGGTTACGCATTTCCAATCTCCAATTTTCTTTCACCCCTGGCGGGCCTAGTAAACGCTAGTCCGCTAAATGAGTGCTCTCAACCTAAAGGTCCAAGGTTTTAGCTTCATCAAGTGAAGGAAATTGGCTATTCGGTGGGTGCGAGATCGTCTAAGCTCATAACGGGACGTAGTCAAATCATCCATGAGTCTGGCTCCTTTGGCATATCAAGGAGTGCCAGCGAACCCGCCTTGATCCAACCATGTTTCCAGTAAATTAGCTTTAAGCGGTTTGGTGATCAGGTACCCTTGTGCTTCTGAGCAGCCCCAGCGAATGATAAGATCAAGGACGCGCTGAGTTTCCACGCCTTCTGCTACAACTCGGTACCCCAGTCCTCTAGCAAGTTCAATCAATGTCCTAACCAGCCGCTTGTCTTTTTCGTTTGTATTGAGATTGCTGATCAATGACTGATCGAGTTTCACCGTGTTCACAGGGAGCTGCCGCAGATAGGTCCAATTACTATAGCCAGTACCAAAGTCATCTACGGAAATCTCGATTCCCATGCTGCGGACTCGCTCTAGCTGTCTAATCACAGTCTTCGGATCTGACATGAGCATGCTTTCGGTGAATTCAAGCTCTAGATCTTCTGGATGAAGGTCGCCGCTATCAACATATTCTATTATGCTGTCTACGAATTTCGTGTTTTCAAGATCGCTGACAGTCACGTTCATGGCAATTCGTAATTCAAGTCCTTTCGCTCTCCAGTCCTTCGTTTGGGCTACTACAGCGTCAAGAACCCAGAAGGTGATAGAGTGCATCAATGCCGTTTTCTCGGCCAGCGGTATAAATTCTGCCGGACTAATGGCGCCGAGCGTAGGGTGAGTCCATCGAATCAACGCCTCAACACTTTTGCAGTCAAGATCGGGCAAATTGATTTTGGGATGAAACACTAAGCTCAGTTGGTTTGCGGAACGGACAGCATCTGATAAGGAACTCAGAAGCGCAAACGCTCGTTGCTGAGCGGCATCCAATTCAGCTTGGTAGAGCGTCCACCCCAAGTTTCTTACTCTAGCGTCGTCAGCAGCTCCAACGACCAAGCGAAGCCAGTCTTTCTCTTCTGAATCGGTGATTGCCAGTACCCCTATACCTGTCTGCATAAGGATGGGAATTCCCTGGCAGTCAACTGGCGCCTCAAAGCTTGAAAGTATCTCTAAGCAAATACGATCAACAGGCTCGTTCGCCTTCAAGAGAAAGCCAAAACGAGTTGGGCTGATTTTGTACAAAAGGCATTTTTGAGGTAGCAGAGATTGTAGACGGTCCTTTACGTTAAGCATTAGTAATTGAGAAAAGCTATAGCCAAGCGCTTTTACGACGTCATTTAAAAACTTTGGTGATATAATATCTACCGCATATAAATAGTGTGAGATGCCACTAGAGCTAGCTTGGCGAATATCTTCTTCGAGTCGGAGTCTGTTGAATAACCCCGTAGGTTGATCTATGTAGTTGCGAGACCGCAAACCCATGATCCGCATTACGACTAGTTGAGCGAAATAAACGAGCATTCCTGCATCGCGCTTACTCATAGGTCCTCTAGGTACGGTGTCTATTATACATAGACTGCCCAGGGAGAAACCGTCAATAGTGAGAAGTGGTGCGCTAGCGTAATAGCGAATGAATGGGGCGCCGGTTACCATGGGGTTGTCTTTGAAATGCTCATCTTTTCGCGCATCCAAGATCTCCATAGGCTCTCGGTCGCGCAGGGAGTGTTCGCAGAAGGATACATTTCGCGGGGTGGCGCGGTGCTCGATACCTATTCGCGCTCTGAACCATTGTTGATGCTTATCAACGATCGAAATCAATGCTATAGGTACGCTAAAGAATTCGGAAGTCATTAAAATCATTTTTTCGAAGACTTCATCATCTTCCTCATTCTGCGGACAGAGGTCCGCAACGCGTAATAACCGTTCTGTTTCGTAATCTCGGATAGGAGCGTTTGGATCCATGGTTAGCCTCACTTAGCACGACCTTGTGGCTAGACGTTATCAGATACCCTTTAAGTCTACGACTTCATTTACCTATCGCGTCTATAGCTTAGTCGTCCTACGAATATGATTCTGATCATCTGGTGGTAGATGTTTATTTTCACCGATGGCTGAGACAGTAAGCTCATCGCAAGATCTCGCTCTTCATTGACCCGTAGTAGATCAATGGGCCGTGCTAGGGAAAAAGAGGTTGCATTGCGTGAGAAAATGAGAGAGGATTTTCTTATCCTGCCTATTTTGCGCGTAGTGAATTGACAAATACAATCTCGGCCGATCAGTCGGGCTTTTTGTTGCACTCAGTTTTTGATCAGTCGAAAATAGACCATTCCGACTATCAAACTGGGAGAGCATCATGGTTTTGCGTGGCATGGCGCAGATGCATGTCGACGACTTGGCGGAACGGTTCAAGAAGTTGGTGGTAGGGCAGGCCGGCAGTGCAGATATCCAATTTGCGTGGGTTGTTTTTTACCAGGGGCGAATGTTCGGAGCTTACCCAAGCGCTGGACTTGCACTGCAGAAAATAACGGACATTGAGCACTGCATTAGCAATGACGAGGTCCCAGTCCCTCAAGCCCCGAGCTACTAAAATTTTCATAGGAATCCCGCCTAAGCGGGTTTCTTGTCTGAAATCACTTTTAACCAGGGCACTCTTCGGGACGATCCGGACATCCGTAGCTGGTAGTGCGATGGCCTGAAACAAAACCTGCAACGCGAGAATCCGCGTCTAACTGGTCTTCTAGAATGGTGCTAAACCAGCGCGATTTATGTATTGGGACGTCGACGCTGTCATGGTCTTTGGCAGAAATTGCGAAAAAACGCGTACCTATTTAGTTAGGGCCTCGACATTGATCGGGGCCTTTCTGTTTTGGGCTATGCCCAAGCCAACCCACGTTTTTTTATTCATGGAGTGACGATGGATCCTACTGACCTTGGCCCAGGAACAGCTACCTGGCTGGGCGGTAGCGCCACCGTGGTGCTGGGCGGCTTGCTTTGGCTGCGCAAGTTCTTGTCCAAAGACGCGACCGATCGGGCGATGGACAACGCCGATATCGGCACCTTGCGCCGGCTGAATGAGCTGCTCAACCAAGAGCGAGCCGCCAGGAAGGAAGCAGAGGCCCGCGCCGATCAGTTCGCCAAAGAGCGCAACGATCTCGCTGCAGCCGTAGGGCGCATGGAAGGCAAGATTGAAGCGCTCACCAGTCACGTCGCTCAGCTCACCGAGCGTGTCACCCTGCAGAGCGATGAGATCACCCGCCTGCGTACCAAGCTAGGAGGAATCGCCTGATGGACAGATGCGCACTGGAATTCATAGCCCGCCGCTGGTGGAGACGCACTGAGGTATGGGCAATTGCCGTACTGCTGGTTGGTGGTGGTGCAGTGCTTGGCTACCAGGCCGCCAACTGGTCACGCGCTGAGAAGCAGACCAACCAGGTGCAGGACATCCGCCGTGCGTACGACGCGGCTATGATTGAGCGCGACCGGCTGCTGGAAGAGCTGACCCGCAAGACAGGCACCGCCGCAGAGAAGGCATCAAAGGCTGCAACCACAGCCGCCCAGGCTGCCGACAAGGCTGATGAGGCAATAAATCGAGCAATTCAGTGATCTTGTGCTGGATTCGTATTACCCGCAGATATTCGTTGGATGCTAGCGCTTGACTAATCGGAGAACTGGTCTCCTAACATCCACGTTGGGTTCATAGTCACAAATAGCTTTGGATAAGCGTTGAACCTGCTTTGAATACTCAGCCATTGCGTTCCGAAGCTCTTCAAGTTGCGACATGAAGCTTGCATCTTGAGCTAGGGCAGTGCCTTTGATATTCAGAATGATGCCCGCGAGTAATCTATAGTTTTCAGCGGCACGATCCAGATCTTCTTTGGTTTGACGATTGGTCACTGGCTTCTCCTTCACCGAATTTTCAGTTGTGTAACTCAGTCTGTCGGCAGACCTTTTCATTAGCTTAGCTCCTGTGATGAAGGGTATAAGTTTCGGAATTTTCACCACGTTTTCGAATGCGCCAAATCGTGGCGCGTAAAGAGGTGACGATGGAAAGGCCATATCCCCCATCGTCATTGCTTGAGCTTTCAAACCTCAGCGATTTCGGTATCCGCCTCAACCCGGCTCCCGAGGTCTGGGAATGGCTTCAGGCTGAGATCATTGCTGACACCGGCAGCATCCACAACGAAGACCATGCCCATCTACTGGATGCAGATATCCGGGTTATGTGGGCGTCTTCGAGCTTTGAGAAGCAGGGCAGGACAGTACTGGGCCAGGCCGACCAGGTAGCGTTCCGCGCCGGCGGCTGGCAGAAAGCCCGAATGGAGCAACAGATGCGTGATTGGTTCGGCGACGTGCCGGCTTTCATCATCACCTTGGCTGCTGACTACTGCGCCCAGTGCAGCGACGAAGAGTTCTGCGCGCTTCTGGAACACGAGCTCTATCACATCGCCCAGGCGACCGATAAGTACGGTCAACCGGCCTTCACCCAAGACGGCTCCCCAAAGCTGAAGCTTCAAGGCCATGACGTCGAAGAGTTCGTCGGTGTGGTCCGCCGCTATGGTGCCAGCCGAGAAGTGCAGGCCCTGGTGGATGCTGCAAACAGTCCTGCTGAGGTGGGGAAATTGAACATTGCGAGGGCCTGCGGAACCTGTCTGCTCAAGTCGGCCTGATTCTGGACAGGCTCTGGACGGATGAGAATCTATGGCAGCCCTTCAAAACGACGTGAAGGCCTTTATCGTTCAGGCCCTGGCGTGCTTCGACACGCCTTCACAGGTCGTTGAAGCTGTCCAGAAAGAATATGGGGTTGTGGTGACCCGCCAGCAGGTGGAGACACACGACCCAACGAAGACATCGGGTAAAGGCCTGGCAAAGCGCTGGGTGACGATGTTCGAAGACACCAGAAAGCGATTCCGAGAAGCGACCGCCGAGATCCCGATCGCCAACCGCGCTTTCCGCCTCCGTGCCATGAACCGTTTCGTGGAGAGGGCTGAGTCGATGAAGAACATTGGCCTGGCCATGCAGATCCTCGAACAGGCCGCGAAAGAAACCGGCGACATGTTCGTCAACCGCTCCAAGAAGGAAGAGGCCGGCGATGAACCGGTGATCCCGACCCGTATCCAGGTCGACGTGGTGGATGCGAGGAAGCCGAATGCCGAGCCTTAACGTTCCGCAGGCTCAGTTCCTTACGCTGCCCCACAAATTTCGCGCGTTCGTTGCCGGGTTCGGCTCAGGCAAGACCTGGGTGGGCTGTTCGGCACTGAGCAAGCACTTCATGGAGTGGCCCGGCGTCAACGCTGGCTACTTCGCACCGACTTACCCGCAGATCCGGGACATCTTCTATCCGACCATGGATGAGGTGGCTTACGACTGGGGGCTGAAGACCAAGATCAACCAGGCGAACCACGAAGTTCACATCTACAGCGGACGGCAGTATCGCGGCACTGTGATTTGCCGGTCGATGGAGAAGCCGCAGACCATCGTCGGTTTCAAGATCGGCCAGGCCCTGGTCGATGAGCTGGACGTGATGAGCTTGCTGAAGGCTCAACAGGCCTGGCGCAAGATCATTGCCCGGATGCGTTACAACCTGCCCGGGCTGAAGAACGGCGTGGACGTAACTACAACACCCGAGGGCTTCAAGTTCGTCTACCAGCAGTTCGTGAAGCAGCTGCGCGACAAGCCGGCGCTGAATGATATGTACGGCCTGGGGCAGGCCAGCACGTTCGATAACGAGCTGAACCTGCCAGATGACTACATCGCATCGCTGATGGAGTCGTACCCGCCGCAACTGATTCAAGCGTATCTCCGTGGCCAGTTCGTCAACCTGACCTCCGGCACCATCTACACAGCCTACGACCGCAAGCTCAACGGGTGCTTCGACATCGTGCAGCCCGGCGAGCCGCTGTTCATTGGAATGGACTTCAACGTCGGGAAGATGGCGGCGATCACTCACGTCAAACGCGACCAGGGGTTGCCCAGGGCCGTGGATGAGTTGATCGACGGCTACGACACGCCCGACATGATCCGCCGCATCAAGGAGCGCTACTGGCAGCACGATGGGAATGACTTCAAGAAGACATGTGAAATCAGGATCTACCCGGACGCCTCGGGCGATTCGCGCAAGTCTGTGAACGCCAGCATCACCGACCTTGCCATGCTCAAGCAGGCCGGGTTCGCGGTCATCGCTCCAGCGGCAAACCCGCCGGTGAAGGACCGAATCAACGCAATGAACGCAGTCTTCTGCAATGCGCAGGGCGAGCGCCGCTACCTGGTCAACCCGCTCACCTGTCCGACCTACGCCGATGGCCTGGAGCAGCAGGTGTGGGGCACGAACGGGGAGCCAGACAAAACCGCCGGCATCGATCACGCGAACGATGCCGGCGGCTACTTCATCCACCGCGAGTACCCGATCATCAAACCGGTCACCGCTATCAAAATGGGATACGCCCGATGAGCAACGACGTCTCCTTCAAACGGGCGGAATACACAGCAGTGCTGGACCGCTGGGCCACCGTTCGCGACGTCTGCGCCGGCCAGCACCGGGTTGTCGATCGGTTGCCGTACATCAACGCGCACGACAAGTCTCCGGAAAACGAAGACCGGAACCGTGCTTACCGCGAGCGGGCGGTGTTCAAGAACGCCACCGGGCACACTCGTAACGGGCTGTTGGGCCTGGCCTTTCATAAAGACCCGACGCTCACGGTACCGAAGAAGCTGGAATACCTGCAGGACAATGCCAACGGTTCCGGGGTGAGCATTTACCAGCACTCACAGGGCACGCTTGAAAAGGTGCTTGAAGCTGGTCGCCACGGTCTGTACGTCGACTATCACCAAGACGACGGCATCGGTGGGCACTCGGTGATCCTTTCCTACTGCGCCGAGGACATCATCAACTGGCGTACCGGTATGGTGAACGGCCATAGCGTTTTGACGCTGGTAGTGCTGCGCGAGTCTCCGGAAATTCCCGACGGGTTCGGCTACAAGACGGCTGAGCAGTACCGGGAACTGGCGCTTGAGGATGACGGATTCGTTTGCCGTGTTTGGCGCCGGTCCGGTCCGAAAGGTGGCGGACCACTGGCAGTCATCGAAGAGTTCAGGCCGGAAGGCGTCACAGGGCGTCTCTGGGAGATCCCGTTCACCTTCGTAGGCGCGCAGAACAACGACCCGAGCATTGATGAGTCGCCGCTGTACGACATAGCCATGATCAACCTGGGCCACTACCGGAATAGCGCCGACTACGAAGACAGTGTCTTCTGGTGTGGCCAGGCACAGCCGTGGATCAGCGGCCTGGACGAGCAGTGGCGCGACTGGATGGAGAAGAACGGTGTCTACGTCGGCTCGCGGGCGCCAATGATGCCGCCCGCCGGCGGCCAATTCGGCTATGCCCAGCCTGCACCGAACACGCTGGTCAAGGAGGCTATGGCCGACAAGAACCAGATGATGATCGAATTGGGCGCGCGGATGGTGGTGGCTTCACTTGCGACCAAGACCGCAACCGAGTCCCGCGGCGATCAGTCGGCGTCGACGTCAGTTCTTGCCGGGTGCGTAGCCAACGTGAGCGAGGCCTACACGCGAGCCATCATGTGGTGCTGCACCTACATGGGCATTGCTGACAAGAAAGTCGCCTACCAGGTGAATCAGGAGTTCGTCGAGCTGACGGCTGACCCGCAGATGATCACCGCTTTGGTTGGCTTGTGGCAGCAACGCGGCTTTGCCAAGGCAGACCTTCGGGCTTACCTGCGCAAGCTCGGCCTGATCGCGCCAGAGCGCACTGACCTGCAGATTGACGGCGAGCTTGAAGAGCAGGGCGATGGGCTAGGCCTGGACGACGAGGACAAACCAAATGGCGGTAAATCCGGCAGTACTTGATGCCACGATCCGGCACGCGGTCTTCCTTGAAAAGCTCAAGGCTGGGGAGGTGGGCAAGTTCGCTCCCTTTCTCAAGAAGATCGACCGCTCTATTCGTGACCGGCTCACCCAGTCAGACCTGACTGAGTACAACATCAAACGCCTGGAAGCGTTGCTGAAGGAAGTGGATAGCTTGCTGCTGGGCATCTTCGACCGCTACAGCGCGCAACTGAACCTCGACCTGGTGGACATCGCCAACTACGAGGCCGATTTTGAGGCAACCAGTCTTGCCAGATCGGCGCCGGTTGGCGTGTCGCTGGATGTGGTCGCGCCGACGGCTGCTGCAATCCGTACCGCAGTACTGACCAATCCGCTCAGCGTGCGCGGTACAGGCGGCGGGAAGCTGCTGAAGGCCTTCATCAAAGGCTGGACCAACGCAGAGCGTGAGCGTGTCACCGGCACTATCCGGCAAGGCTTCTTCGAAGGTCAGACGAACTTCCAGATCATCCGCAACATCCGTGGGACCAAGGCGGCCGGGTACAAAGACGGCATCTTGGCCGTCACCAACCGCAATGCCAGCACGGTCGTGCACACTGCTATCCAGCATGTGTCGTCCCAGGCGCGCATGGAAGTGGCCAAGGCCAACACGGACATCGTCGAAGAGATTGAGATGGTGGCCACGCTGGACAGCAAGACCAGCCAGCAATGTCGCTCGATGGACAAGCGCAAGTTTCCGGTGGATTCCGGCCCCAGGCCGCCATTCCACCCGAACTGCCGTACCACGTTCATCTTGCTGACCAAGCTCAGCGCGATGTTCGCCAAGGGCGCAACGCGTGCCTCGGTGGGCGCCGACGGCGGCCAGCAGGTCAGCGCTGATCTCGATTACTACCACTGGCTCCAGCAGCAACCTGCATCGTTCCAAGACGTGGCTATCGGGCCTGTACGGGCCAAGCTGTTCCGGGAGGGCGGGTTGACCGTCGAGCGCTTCGCCGAGCTGCAGCTTGATCGCAACTTTGCGCCGCTGACATTGAAGCAGATGAAAAGCCTGGAGCCTCTCGCCTTCGAACGCGCCGGAATTTAGCCGAACACACTTACTCAGCCGCCTCCGGGCGGTTTTTTATTGCCTGCAAAGCGGGCGAAACATACCCAAGGGGTGCATCAACGTGGCAGAAGAAAACGATATCGACCTGGAAAACCCGGCAATCAAGGCCGCTATTGCGACTGCCGTTGAAGCCTCCGTGACTGGGTTGAAGTCCAAAAACAATGAGCTGCTGGGCAAGCTGAAGGAAACCACCGGCAAGCTGACCCAGTTTGAAACCCAGTTCGAAGGCATCGACATCGACGCCGTCAAAGGCCTCCTCAGCCGCGCCGGCCAGGACGAAGAAACCAAGCTGCTGACCGAGGGCAAGGTCGACGAGGTCTTCAACCGCCGCACTGAGCGCCTTCGCGGTGACTACGACAAGCAGCTGAAGACCATCAGCGAGCGTGCCGAGAAAGCTGAGTCCTTCGCTGCCAAGTTCCAGGGCAAAGTCCTGGGCGACTCGGTACGCGGCGCAGCACTGAAGGCTGGTGCTTTGCCGGAAGCAACCGACGACATCATCCTGCGCGCCAAAGGCGTGTTCACCCTTAACGAAGATGGCGATGCAGTCGCCGTTGATGAATCCGGCCAGGTCATCCTCGGTAAAGACGGCAAGACCCCTCTGACTCCGCTCGAATGGGCGGAATCTCTGCGCGAAAGCGCACCTCATCTGTGGCCAAGGGCTTCAGGGACATTTGCCCCGGGCGGGGGTGGCGGCAAGGCTGCATTCAAGCGCTCCGAAATGACCTCCGAGCAGAAGCGCGACTTCCAGCGCAAGCACGGCCAAACCGCATATCTGCAATTGCCCAAGTAAGGGGATTGACCCATGGCTACAACCGTTAACAGCGACCTGATCATTTACAACGATGAGGCGCAAACTGCATACCTGGAGCGTGTCCAAGACAACCTGGATGTGTTCAACGCATCGTCCAACGGCGCGATGGTGCTGGACAACGAGCTGATCGAAGGTGACTTCCGCAAGCGTGCGCTCTACAAGCTGAACGGTTCGCTGGAACACCGCGACGTCAACTCTGAAGGCAAGGTTACTGCCAAGAAGATCAGCGCCGGCGAAGCTGTCGGCGTCAAGGCTCCCTGGAAGTACGGCCCGTACCAGACCACCGAAGAGGCGTTCAAGCGCCGCGGTCGTCCGGTCGAGGAGTTCTCCCAGATCGTCGGTGCCGACGTTGCTGACGCGACCCTGGAAGGCTTCATCCAGTACGCAACTGCTGGCCTTCGTGCCGCCATCGGCTCCAACGCTGACATGGTGGTTTCGGCCAGCATCGAAACCGACGGCAAGAAGACGCTGACTCGCGGCATGCGCAAGTTCGGCGACAAATTCGGCCGGATCGCTCTGTGGGTCATGCACTCCAGCGCCTACTTCGACATCGTCGACGAAGCTATCACCAACAAGATCTACGAAGAGGCCGGTGTCGTGATCTACGGCGGCCTACCGGGCACACTGGGGAAGCCTGTACTGGTGACCGACACCGCGCCAGCGGACGTGATTTTCAGCCTGCTGCCAAACGCAGTGACCATTACCGAGTCCCAAGCCCCAGGCTTCCGTTCCTACGAAGTGAACGACGAAGAGAACCTGAGCATTGGCTACCGCGCTGAAGGCACCGTGAACATCGATGTACTGGGTTACAGCTGGAAAGCCACCACTGGAGGTTCCAACCCAACCCTGGCTGCGGTCGGTTCTGCTGCCAACTGGGTCAAACACGCGGGCAGCAACAAGGTCACCGCCGGTGTGATGATCCAGCTGACTGCAACGCCTCCTGTAATTGGCGGCTAAGCCAAAAACTCAACGCGCGGTCAGCGATGGCCGCCTTGGAGAAACACATGGAATTGACTTATAGCAACCAGCTGAACGGCTTCGACCCGGAGAAGCGATACCGCAATCCGGAACACTTCGATAAGCCCGAAGCCGGCGTGACAAGCGTGCTGGTGATTGGCGATTGGCCGAGCGTGGTCAATGCGTACGAAGCAGCCGGCATCGATGTGTCGGGGAGGGAGGCTAGGCGGGTGCAGATGGTTGGCGCCACCAAACAGGCCGAACTGGAAAAAGTCGTTGCGGCTTTGCGTGCTGAGCATGGATCGATCGAGATCCTGATTGGTGGCCTGGAAGCTGGCGAGATTCACCGTCCCGAGTCAGGCGAACTGGCGTTGCGCTTGTTTGATCTGCTCGGAACCATCCATACCTCGGTTGGCACCCTGACCACTGAACGCGACGGCCTGCTCTCTCCCGTTAAGGCGCTGCGTGAAGAGTTGGACGTGCTGAAGACGGCGACCATTGCACCGCCGACTGACGAGGCCAGTGAAATCGTGGCGTTGAAAGCGAAGCTGGACGAAGCCAAAGTGCCGTACCGGGCAAACGCATCGAAAGAATCCCTGGAAAGGCTCGTCGCTGAGCTGGCCAAGGAGTGATACTGCTGGCTGCCGGTGACCCGGCGGCCAATCTTCAAACCATTCCAGCGAGTTGACGCATGACACTCATTATCGAGGATGGGACTGGCAAGCCTGACGCCGAAAGCTATGCGAGCGCTGAGGATCTGGCCAGGTATGCTGTGAAATTCGGCACGGTCATCCCCGCGGGTGTTCCCGAGCAGGAAGCGCTGCGGCGCCGGGCCGCTTTGGCGATGGATGGCATGACCTGGAAGGGTCGCAAGGCGAACAGCGAGCAGGGGCTGTCCTGGCCGCGCCGGGAAGTGCTGTTGGACCACGAGATCAAGCCGAACAACTATCTGCCGGCGCGGATCCAGTACGGGCAGATGGCCCTGGCCGCTGAAATTCATCAGGACGACATTGATCCAATCGACAAACGAAAGGGTGCTGTGACGCTGGAGCGTGTCGAGGGTGCAGTGACTCGCGAGTACGCGACGATCTCCAACTCCAGCGGTCGATTATTGCCGGCGGCGCCTGATCGGCCGAGCGCCACGCAGTTTGCCGACTACCTAAAAAAGCGCGGACTGTTCGCAATCCGAGCATAGCCGCAACGGAGTCCACATGGCCTTCTACGATGAAATGGCCGTGATGGCTCTGGAGATGATTACAGAGTTCGGCCAACCCGTGACGATCAGCAAGACGGAGCAGGGCGAGTACGACCCAGAGACTGGCGGCGTGGCGCCTGGCGCCACTATTGAGCAAATCGCCCAGGGCATCCTGCTCGCCTTCACCGGCCAAGAATTTCAGAACAACAGCCTGATCAGGCAGGGCGACAAAAAGCTGAAGATCGCCGCGCAGGGGCTGACTTGGGTGCCGGGTCTTCTCGACAAAGTCGTGGCCCAAGGCCGCACCTGGTCAATCGTGCCGCCGCTGAAAGAGATCAACCCGGCAGGCACGCCGATTCTTTATGAGCTGCAGGTGCGCTCATGACGAACAAATACGCCAGCATGAACGGCAGCTTCGCCGAGAACATTCGCGATTTCGCCGAGCGCGCCCAGGCTGGTATCGACGCAACCATCAGAGAGATCGTTATCGAGATCGGCAGCAGCGTCATCCGCATGTCGCCCGTGGGCAATCCAGAGATCTGGGCGGCGAACATTGCGCACCGGCAGGCGAACACCCAGGCGGCCGACGACTACGATTTCAAGGTCGCAGTGCGCAACACGATCATCAACCTCAACGAATCGAACTTCACCAAAGCTGGCAGGCTGCGACGCGGTGTGAAATATGCCAAACCCCTGACCAAGACCGAGCGCGACCAGAACTTCAACGTGAACGGGTTGGTCGCGGGTATGGACTACATCGGTGGGCGGTTTCGGGGGAACTGGCAGTTTTCCATCGGCACGCCGGTGGAGGGCACGCTTGATCAGGTCGACCCGGTTGGTGGTGTGACGCTGGCCAAGCTGCGACTACAGGTCCAGGCACTTACGGCTGGCGAGACAGCCTACATCGTGAACAATCTTCCGTACGGCATCCCGCTGGAGTACGGGCATTCGACCCAGGCCCCTGCTGGGATGGTTCGGATTACCCTTGCCCGCTTCCAGCAGATCGCCGACGAAGCCACAAGGAACAACCAAGTATGAGCCACGCTATTATCGCGTCCATTTACGAGGCCAAGCTGATTGCCTGGAGCAAGACCCGGGTGGATCCGATCAAAGTTGTGTTCGAAAACGTCCAATACGACCCGGCCGACGGAGAGACCTATCTGCGGGCGTTCTTGCTCCCGGGCGATACTGCGAGCAGCACGCTCGGCGGCGACCACCGCGCTTTCATCGGCGTCTACCAAGTCAGCATTGTGGCCCCGGCCGGAACCGGCAAAGCCAAGACGAACCCACTTGTGGCTGAGTTGACCACGCTGTTCCCGCTTTATGCGCGAGACACAAAGCCAGGTCTCACCGTCGTTACGATGTCGCCAGTGGATCCTGGCCCGGGCATTCCTGATCCACCCACATATACCGTGCCAGTATCGTTCGAATACAGAGCCGACATGGTTTAGCCAGGATCAAGCGGGTGAGTAGGCGTTCCTTGATGGAAGAGCATTTGCCAATTGCCAGCCTCAAGCTTCCAGATCGAAGATCTCCGCGCGTATTGCCTTGGTGCTCCGTCGCGGTTGGATTGGGAGGCTTCGTATACCAACAGGCAAGCATCCTTGGAGATCACGGTCAGTTTGAAATTTCGCGCTAGGATCTCAACGCGAGACCTCAGATTCGGCAGACTTTCAACGGTATCAGCTTTCGAATAGAAGGCCCCTGAGCGACCAATTTCATGAAAGTCTTTGTGCAATAGACGATCGAGTTGTTCACGGTCATTCCGAACACTCGTCTGATGCAGACTGATCTCCATGTCTTGAAGCAGGTTGAGTAGCGCGACCTCTGTCACCTTGGTTTTCCCCTTTGCTCCATCCCAGAGTTACCTGATTAGCACTTCCACCGCCCATAGGGCAAACCCAATAACCCGCCACTGTGCGGGTTTTGTCATTTCTGAAAAGAGGAAACACCCATGGCCGTCTTTCTGCCGAATGGCTCTACCGTTGTCGTAGCATCCGGCTACGGCAATCCGCTCGTCGTCACTTCGATCTCCAATGCTCTTGAAGCCTCGGTATCAGCGGCGGCTCACGGCCTGAAAGCTGGCGATTTTGTCGAGGTGACTTCTGGCTGGGCCCGACTGAACAATCGCGTGCTGCGCGTGAAAACTGCTACCGCCGACGCGTTTGTCCTTGAAAAGGCAAACACTCTTAACGTAGCGCGCTATGTAGCGGGCGGCGGCGTTGGGTCTGTGCGCAAGATTACGGACTGGGTGCCCGTCAGCCAGGTGACTGAATCCGCGAAGTCCGGCGGCGATCAACAGAACGCAACCTACTCCTTTCTGGAAGAGGATGACGAGCACCAGATCCCGACAACCAAATCTGCGATCTCGTTCACGCTGACCTTGGCGGACGATCCGGAGTTGCCGCACAACGACGTGTTGATTGAGGCCGACGACGACAAGAAGCCTCGCGCGGTGAAGGTCAACCTCGCTGCTGGCGGCTGCATCGTTTACAACGCATACGCCTCTTTCGACAACGTCCCGTCCCTCAACAAGAACAACATCATGACCGTCACCGCAGTGTTTGCGGTCGTCGCCAAATTCATTCGTTACGCGTCGTAAAGGAAGGGTTCATGGCTAAGTTCAAATTGATCCAGAAGCCGACCTTCAAAACGCCGGTGATGATTCAACGGGCCGGTTACAGCGCTGAGAAAGTTGAGTTCGAATTCAAGTACCTGGATCGCACCGCGCTCGCCGAGTTGTATACCGGCTGGAACGAGCGGCACGACGAGCTGGGCAAGCGGGTAGGGGACATGGACCTCAAGGCATTTACGGCTGCTCAGATCGATCTGCAGGCCGACCAGCTGCTTGATGTCGTCGTCGGTTGGGATATCGAGGAAAAGTTCACACCCGAAAACGTACGGATCCTCGTCAATTCGATCAACTCGGCCCCTAAATCCGTGCTGAATGCCTATGCCGAAGCTTTCAATGAGGCCCGCCTGGGAAACTTATAAGCGCTGCACGCGCGCTCTATGAGCCAACGCTAGAGGGTACGGATGCCTTCGGCTTCACTGCGGCCGACTACTCCACAGAGATCGGCATCTGGCCGGACAACTGGGACGCCTTCAGAGTCTTCGAGGCCATGAGCACCCAGTGGCGCACAGGCGCGTGCGGCGCAACAGGCATGGATTACAGCGTTCTCTCCGGAGTTATTCGGATGTGTGGCGTACCGATCAGCCAGCGACAAACCATTTTCAGCGACTTCCGCCGCATGGAGGTTGAAGCCCTGCAGGTGATGGCGGAACAGAGAGAAAACAAATGAGCACCAATTTCGCTTCCCTTGGTATTGCGGTCGAGTCGTCGCAGGCCGCAAAGGCTGCTGATGACCTGGATAAGCTGGTCGATTCGGCTGAAGGCGCCCAGAAGGCCATTGATGACCTAGGAAAACAGGCGAAAGCCTGGCCAACACCGGAAAAAAGGTTTCCCAGGCAGAAGCGGAAATTGCGCAAAGTATCGATAAATCGACGGCGGCCAGGGACCGTCAAGCCGGGGCAAGTCGCAAAGCAACTGACAGCGCAGTAGCGGAAATCTCCGTCATCAGTCAACTCGACAAGGCGATGACGGGCAATATCTCGAGCATTGAGTCGCTGGTTCAGGCTGAGGGTTTGCTGGAGCGTGCCCGCAAGGGCGGCTTGGTCACTATCGAGGAGCAGGCGAAGTACCAGGATCAACTGGGAAAGGCATACGACAAGATTGAAAAGGCGGAAGCCAAAGAGCTGGTCCAGAAGCAAAAGCTGATCGAGGCAGAGAATCGCCAGATTGAGGCACTGAAGCGCACCGTCAACGGTATTGACCCAGTGACCGCCAAGCTGGCGAAGCTGGAAGCTCAGGAGAAAGCGCTCAACGACCTACACAAAACGGGTCAGATCGACGCCGATCGTTACAACGAAGCCTTGGCCAAGATCGGCAAGGACCGCGCAGGTCTGACTGAAGCCGCGGGTGCATTCGACAAGCTGAAGCTCGGCACCCGCCAGGCTCAGGAAAACGTAATGCAGCTCGCCAACGCCATACAGGCGGGTGATCTGGGAAGCGGGGCGCGTGCTATCGCTCAGCTGGGTGCAGGCGCCGGTGAGTCGGCGAAAAGCCTGGCAGGTATGCTGATCCCAGCCGGCCTGCTGGTCGCCGTAATCGGTTCGCTGGGCTACGCATACTTCGATGCAATGAAGCAGGCGCGAGAGTTCAATGCCGCGATCAATGGCGGTACGAATGGTGCCGGGCAGACCATCGCCAGCCTGAAGGACATGGCCGACGGCGCTGGGCGCGTCACCGGCAACCTGTCCGGCGCGCGCGAGGCAGTTGTTTCGCTTGCATCCGGAGCAGCTACCAGCGGCACGCAGATGCGCAATCTGGCCGAAGCTGCAGCTGCCGTGAGTGAAGTAACCGGGCAGGGCGCCGGCGAACTTGCCAAGTCCTTTGCCATTGCCGGCGAAACCGCCACCGAAGCGGCAGGCAAGATCAGCAGCCAGTACGGGCTGCTGACCCTTGAGCAGTATCAGGTGATAAAAGGGCTGGACGACCAAGGCGACAGTCAGCGCGCCCTGGATGTGCTCAGCGAAGACCTGAATCGGGCAGCACTTACGCGGCTGAAGACCTACCGCGAGTCGCTATCCGACGTAGAGCGCGACTGGGACAACATCAAGACCGCTATCAAAGGCGCGTACGCCGAAGTCCGGTCGGAAATTTTCCCCGACTTGGCCAAGCAGATCGAGATCACGCAGCGGGTGCTGGATACGCGCAAAGGCGGAGGGGTGGCTGGTGCCATTTCCAATGGACTCAGCTCACTCAACACCGCACTAGGCCTGGGCACCGGGGAGCATGACGACTCGACCGAAGCTCTGGAAAAGAAACTTGCAGGCCTGAAAGCCAGGCAGGCGGCCAGCTCCAATCTGGCAATCGCCACCGGTGAAAACACTGACGCGAACCAGAAGGCTATTGAGGCTCAGCGGGCGCTGGATGCGCAGCTCGATAACGTGAACCCGTTGGCCAAACGCCAGGCTGGGTTGAAAAAGCTCAATGACCAGTTCAGTGCGCTATACGAAAACGCTGAGAAGACTGGTCAGAAGTCGCCGCTACTAGATGGAGTCAGCTTCGATGGTAACAAGTTCTCAGGCGGTGCCTATGACACGCTGCTGAAGGGACTTCAGGACAAGAATAAGGACCCGAAGGCAGCTGGCACCCAGGTCGATCTCTCCAGCTTCAACAACGCCAAGAACGACGTGGCGGCGATCACCGACACGTACAAAAACTACCAGAAGGAACTGGAAGCGGCGCAGAAGGCAGGCTTGCTATCCGAGGCTGACTACCTGCTACGGCGCCAGGCGCTGATCGGGAATCAGCTCGACCAGACAACGGCAGCCTACGAAGCAGAGATTGCGGCGCTTGAGGCCGCCAAGGGCAAGAAGTCCACGTCGGCTGCGCAAAGCATCCAGCTGGACCAAAAGATCGCCGACGCGCGCGCAGGGATGGTCAAGGCGCAGAAGGACGCGGACAGCCAGCTTGAAGTGCTCGCAACCAACGAAACCGGGCGCTTGGCAAAGCAGGAGCGGGCGATCAGCACGTACGTGCAGGCGCTGGGGCAGCAACAGAGGGCCTTGGAGCTTGCAGGTCAGCGCGCAGTGCTCGGCGTAGGGCAAGGCGATCGCCAGAACGCGCTCAGCGGCGAGCTGAACAGCCAGCAGGACCGTTTTGCTCAGCAGTCGCTGGAGCTTGCCAACCAGGAGTCCGATCCTTCGCGCAACATGTCGGAGGAAGAGTTCAAGCGGAAGTCGCAGGCGCTTGCCGATGCGAACAAGGCCGCCACCGACCAGATCCGGCAGAACTATGCGGATGTGGAGAATGCCCAGGGCGATTGGACGAAGGGCGCAACGGCAGCCTGGGATAACTACCTGGATTCGGCGCGCAACATCGCCGGGCAAACCAAAAGCCTGTTCGGCAATGCCTTCAGTTCCATGGAGGACTCACTGGTCAACTTCGCCATTTCGGGCAAGGCATCGTTTGCCGACTTCACCAAGTCCATCCTTGCGGACATGGCGCGCATTGCCACATGCCAGGCCAGTTCGGCGCTGCTGGGTAGTTTGGTGGGGGCGGCAGCAAGCTACTTCGGTGGCAGTGCGGCTGGCGGAGGTAATGGTCTCGCTGCAGGTTCCGCTGGCGCAGCGTCGTCGAATCTCGGCGCCTCGGCGGCTGGTTACTCCAACACCTACTTCCCACAAGCCAACGGCGGCGCATGGTCGGGCGGCGTGCAGCTGTTCGCCGATGGCGGCGCCTTCACGAACTCCATCGTCAGCAAACCCACGGCGTTTGGCATGGCCAACGGCAAGACAGGGGTTATGGGTGAGGCAGGCGAAGAGGCGATCATGCCATTGACCCGAACATCCAGCGGCAAGCTCGGCGTCATGGCCATGGGCGGCAGCGGGTCTGGCGGAACGCAGATCAATGTCGAGGTACATATCGACGGCGACGGAAACGCATCGTCAACCGCTGACGCGCCTGGCTATGACCTCTTCGGCAAGGAGCTGGCGACGTTCGTTGAGCAGAAGTATCAGGAGCTGCGGAGCAGGGACATGCGCCAGGGTGGCGTGATCAACAACGCAATCAAGGGGCGATGATGGCTATCGAACGATTCACCTGGGCGACAGAGAAGGGCGCAGAAGGTGATATCACCCAGCGCGTTCGCTCCAAGCAGTTCGGCGATGGATACGAACAGTCGGTAGAGGACGGCCTCAACAACCGGTCGCAATCCTGGCCCGTGACCTTCACGGGCATGAAGGGGCGCATCAAAGACATCATGGACTTCCTCGACCGACACAAGGGGGCGAAGGGCTTCCTGTGGGAGCCGCCCCTGGGTGAGCTTGGTCTATACAAATGCAATGGCTACAAGCCCGTGCACCGCGGCGGCCAGGTTTACGCCATCACCGCGACTTTCCAGCAAACCTTTCATCCCTGAGTAACCGCCCATGGCACTTATCACGGACATCCAGCAACTGGAGCCCGGCGGCGAGATTCGCCTGTTTGAAATTGACGGGACGGAATACGGCGCCGATTACCTGCGCTTCCACGCGCACGCCATCCCGCACACGCCAGAGGAATTGCTCGCGTACGAGGGCTCCGAAGAGGATCTGCCCGCCAAGTCGATTATCTGGCAGGGCCAAGAGTACGCGGCCTGGCCGGTGCAGATTGAAGGTATTTCTTCGAGCAGCGACGGTACCGCCTCTCGGCCGACTTTCGCCGCCGGCAACGTCAACGGGCGTGTCACAGCCCTGTGCCTTGCCTTCGAGGACATGCTCAAGTTCAAGCTGACGGTTCGCGAGACGCTGGCCCAGTATCTGGACGCGGCGAACTTCCCCGAGGGCAACCCAAGCGCCGACCCTACCCAGGAGGCGCTGGAGATCTGGTACATCGACCAGAAAACCAGAGAGGACGGCGAGGCGGTGGTCTGGGAGCTGTCCTCCCCGGGCGAGATCGATAACCACGGTTTGCCCGGCCGGCAGATGACAACGTTCTGCCACTGGGCCATGACCAATGGTTACCGGGGGCCGGACTGCGGCTACACCGGTGCGGCCATGTTCGACGACGAGGACAGCCCCACGGATGACCCGGCTCTGGATCAGTGCAAAGGGTGCCTGTCGTCCTGCAAACTGCGCTTCGGCGAGAACAACGAACTGTCCTTCGGCGGATTCCCCGCCGTTTCCCTGATTGCCCGGAGCTGACCATGCGCAAGCACATCATCGCGGCGATCCAGGCGCACGCTGCAGAGGAATACCCCCGTGAGTGTTGCGGCCTGCTGCTGGCCGTTGGCCGGGCGCAGAAGTACTACCCGTGCCGGAACATCGCCACGGAACCGAGCGAAGAGTTCCGGCTGGATCCTGAGAACTACGCTGCTGCGGAAGACTTGGGCGAGGTGATCGGCATCGTTCACTCGCACCCGGACGCCACCAGCAGACCGTCACCGCATGACCTGGCCATGTGCGAGGCCACGACTTTGCCCTGGCACATCCTGAGTTGGCCCGAAGGCGACCTGCGGACGATTACGCCAACAGGCAGCACGCCGCTGCTCAAGCGCCCGTTTGTGCACGGCGCCTGGGACTGTTGGCAGGTGTGCACCGATTGGTATGCCCGCGAGTGGGGCTTGGAATTCGAAGCCTTCCAGCGCACCGACGGCTGGTGGGAGAGTGCGAAGAACGCCAGCTTGTACGAGGCGAACTACGAGGCTGCGGGCTTCATGCGCGTCGACCGGCCGCAGCGCGGCGATTTGATCATTATGCATGTGGGGCGGACAGTTCACCCTAACCACGCTGGGATTTACCTGAGTACCGATCCGTCGTTACCTGGTGAAGAGTCGGGCACTTTCGGCCCCGGACCGTTCCTCCTGCACCACCTGTACGGTAGGCCGTCCGAGATAATCGTCTACGGCGGCCCTTGGAATGACCGGACACGCCTGATCCTCAGGCACAAAGACGCAAGACAACCAACATGACGCGGCATGGCCGCAGGAGAGTGTATGCAGAAGAATGATCAGTTCAGCCCGGTAATCGCTTGGCGATCAATGCTGGGGAGCAAGCCAAACCGCGAGCCGGTAGAGGTTGATGTTCAAGATGGGCGCGCCGAGTATTTGCTCAGCGGCCCGTACAAGCTCTCCGAAGGCGGTAAAATCGAAGTTGTTGGTGGCAGGCTTCTTTTTACCGGCGGCTGCCTCAAGATCAGTTGATGTGGTGGAACGTCCTGGAGAAACTACCGTCACCAAAGTAGATAAGGTTGTCGGCTAGTATTAAGGCATACCCTGGGCCTACGGCCTTAAGCTCGTCCGAAATGGTTTGAAAGCTCGACTCTGAAAGAAACGTAATGACACCGCACCCCACCTCAACATCTTTGTATGCGAATTTGGTCGCTACGGGGATGTAGTCTTCTTTCGAGGTGACGATGATGTAGGGGAAGATGGTTTGTCCTTCGTTCACATTGACCTCCAGGTCATAAACGCGCCGATATTGGCGCAATCCCAGTCCTTGGGCTTGCAGGTGAAGGACTGGGGAATCCTTTTATAAGCTCGGCGGCTCGTCGTACTTCAAAAACCAGTCATCCGCCAATTCGGTCAGAAGGCTGTCGGGTGATGACTTAACTGCTTCGATGAACTCGTTTATCGCTTTAACGTCGATTTCCGAAGCTTCCAATACTCCATTGTTTAAAGTGGGAAAAGGTACAAAGCGCCCACTTACGTTTTGGCCTGCCATATACGTGCCGGCCATGGCGGCCTTAATTGCCAGTCGAGCTTCAGATCGATTGTTGCTGGGGTTGGAATTCAAGATTTCCCTTATATTTTCGAGCTCATCTGCCCTGCGCTGATTAGGGGTTACCATTGCGCCTCTCCTGAGTCGACTCAACCGAGTCATTACGCTACTACTTGGGGGCGAAGCCGTGCCACTGGAATTTCGTCCACGCTGGATGCCCGGACAGGGGCGGGCATTAAAAAGCCCGGCTGGCCGGGCTTGCTGCTTCAGTCGAGCACTGGGCGCATGAAGCTTCTCTCGTAGCTGACAATGAATCTCTTCTCTGTCGCCAGCGCGAAAGTACTCACGCATTCGGGGTCAGTTTTGGACTCTTCGCGATAACGCTCGTACTCCGCAAGGCTCGGAAAGCTGAAAAGGCAATAGGCGACGTTGCTGGCGCCCTCGGCAGGAAGGAAGTAACCGTGGTGGGTTCCTCCCATGCGGTTGACTATGCCAATCCACAGTTTCGAATAGTGCTCAAAGGCTTCGATTTGATAAGGGTCAATCTGATACTTCAGATGGCAGGTGATCACGCGAGTCGTCCTCGTCCATGTTGAATCCGCAGCTTACTGGACATCCATGTGATTGGTAAAACTCGACAAGGTGCTGGGCTTTTTGCATCTGCCCCCCAGTGCTACAGTCCCGCCAAACCAAAGAGGGAACGACATGCGGATTTTGGCGTCCGCAGCATGAGTTTGATGGTTGCCTATGTTTGGAATGACTTATCATAGGCAGCTTATTGGATATCGGAAGCCGAAGATGGAGCCTTCAACCTTCATTCGTGAATTAAATGCCCAGCTCACCTATCTCTTTGCCTTTGCTCAAAAAATCAACGAGCTAGATACCGTTGCGGCAGTCTGCGGGGAGTTTCGCGGCGCCCAAGACGCAGGCTGGAGCACCATGCAGACCGCACATGAGGTCAAGGCTGAACTAACCACGGCAACCTCCCGAAAAGGCGGTCTTAGTCTTGCGGAGATGCGTTACGTTTTATGCCTCTACTCTCATTTGGCGGAAGCTGGTGGTGTCTATGAGGGGTTGCTTAACACAATTCAGGTGGCTCAGCTCAAGCCTTACAATCTTTGGCCGTTTCAGGACATGGTTCGAGTGCACAAAAAGTCTAGAGCCGTCATTGGACCAAACGAAAATGCGATGTTTCGTCGTTTAGCCGAGGCGGCAGATAGTATCGGTATGTCCAAACTCGCCTGTCTGCTTGGAGAAACTTTCCGAGACGACATTCGAAACGGAATTGCGCATGCAGACTATATATTGGCGCACGATGGACTTCGGTTACGGCGAAGGAATGGTGGGGTTCCAATTCTCCTTCCTTTCGAAGATGTATCCGATGCGATTCAGAGAGGCGATTTGTTTTTTGAGCTGCTTCAGCGTTTCTATCGCTCAGTCGCAATGTCGTTCAGCCCAGGTCGAACAGTAATAGGCCGCTTTAGCGATAATTTCCCGATGCCTTGGAAGGTCGAGTGTCGAGAGGATGGCGGCCTGTCAATTTCTAGCAGTTCTCCTGGCTCAGTAACCGATTCAGCATACGATCGTCAGCAGCTAATTAACAGCCGCCTAGATGGACGAGTAGTAGCTGCTTATATCGTAACGGGCAATCAGGCGGAGCCGTTATTATTCAAAGGTATCCGCGACGTTGGCTTCGAAGTGCTAGTCGTTGAGGTAGAAGGCAATGAGCGATATATCGATCTAATACGTGATATTGATAAAAACGCTCTGTGGGATACACAGAGTAGTGAGCAAAGAAGTGGAGGGCTGCTCTTGCTCACTCCCTTCGGATTTCGTTGCATAAGAACAGTTAGTGAGTTCAAAGATTGGCTACCAAAGGTGGTCGAGCTAGAGATTGTTGCGGGGGATGGGCAGTGATACAGAAACTGTTTTATGTATTTATTTAGCGCGTTGACTTATTCCAATGCCCAGCCCCGCGCTGGGCTTTATACTTCTAGATGATCGATCGCCTCGTCAAGTCCTCCGACTCTTCAGCGCGTCATCTAAATCATGCGCCAGGTTGTCAGCTATAACCCCCAGAACACTCCAAAGCGCCATTATGCGGACGCGGACGGCAATGGCATGAGTATCGTCATCTTCACCCTCTGGATTATAGGACGCACCCTCTTTGTAAAGAATCATAGCGACTGATTCGCTATCTTTAAAAAACTTTAACAATAGAGTATCTAGTCGGGCTGGTTCGTTTCGATGACCAACCGCATTGCGGAGATTGTTGAGTGATTTCACTGCCCCCAGATATGGGGAGCGGCAGCCCGCCCAACGATTGATCGGCACAGCTCTGTAGCCGTGCCAAAAGTGAAAACATCGTTTTGTTTTTGCGGGCGGGAATAGCATGCAACGCCAGCTGAGATCACGTCGTGGAGCCGCTCTTCAACCATCATGTGACCACGAAGCACTGCTGTTAAAAGGGCATCGTTTCGGTCAAGGTTCCATGAAATTGCTTGATTTTTTTATCGATATCCTTAGCAAAGAGCTCTCTGTTCATTGTCATCCTTGGGTGTTTGCGGCGTAGGTGTAAGCCAAGTGTGAAAAGCTTTTCAGGGCAGGGCTATTTTTGGATTTTTTCAGCCAGAGGGTCAAGGAGCTCAAGTAACATCTGGTCGTGCTCCGTACCCGATGACTTGTAGAACATGCACCGATCTAGCAGGATCGTTCTCATACTTCGGGCCGAGGCTAAGTGCCTGGGTTCGACCGAGATAGTCGCGGTCTTTCCGCTACGGCTGTCGGTAACTTCCAGCTGGTAGGACTCAATCAAGTCGCCACGCTTGGTGTGGCCCAGGCATTTGAAGGTGAGGGTGGGTCCTGGCATGCTGATCTCCGATGGAGGAAGGCTGAATCCGGCATACACAAAGCCCCATTCTATATGGTATATAATGGAGCTTTATGTAGATAAGGTTTGCAGGTCGAAAGATGAGTTTACGCGGGACATGGTTTTGAAAGCTGTGCAGTAGGCAGTTATCAGATCTGTTTATTCTTTATTGCAAGTGATTCCCGGCGTTGCTGATCCTGTTCAGACGATTTCCACAGGTCTTCGATCACACTAACGTTCCAAACTCGACCGAGATCCGACTCTGCATTGATGCGTCCAGAGTAAATACCGAGAAATTCCCAAGTCGGTTCGGCAGACATTACAGATTGCATCCGGCCGTCTGTGATCTTTCTATACCCTCCAGCCCTGTACGCGATAACAGCCGATCCTGATTGGCCCTGTCTTGTCCTGCAGTCGATGAGGAAGGAAGGATTGCTTGGATTTACGAAGCTCAAATCTTGAGCTAGGAAACCAGTCGCCCAAATCGGGAATTTACCAGCTGCAGCGACCCCGAATGGGTATCCGATAACACTTACTGTATCCGCTGGACCGACGAACAGCCCATGTCGATCAAGTCCGAGAGGCTCTGATAGGTAATAGGGGATTTTTTGGACGTCGCCGCCCCAGGTAAGATTCATCGCGACTGCGTCGACCTTGCTACCTAGTTTGGAATGCTCAAACCAATAGGGAGTATTGTCATCTCGGTAAAGGGGTAGCCTTACCTTAACCCACTCCCCCATGGCACCGTTTTTATGGAAATAAATAGTCATAGAGTCAGGTACGGCGGCATGGGGGCTTATGCATTTTCCAGTTTCTTGGTGTCGTCCCGTTACATTATGCCGATTTGTCATGAGGCAGCAATGCGACTCCCTATCGTGGGCCACAAGGAACGCAGTGCCGCTGCTTAGAAGAGTTTCCTCAAAGTACATTTCTATGTACAAAGATTTGAGAGTTGGCAGTTCGATATGTCCAGTTATATCGACTTTTACATCGTGCGTCTCATTGGCTGTTTTTGACATGATTAGCTTCTCCTTCCTAGCATTGTGTTCGATGCACTCAGGCACGCGCAGCTGCCCAATGTTTCGGAGAACCAGATATGGGGGGCTATGTTCAGCATAGTGAGTGCTTTCGCTACCGCTTTCGCTGAACACACTTGTCCAGGAGTGGACTGGCGCCGCCATGCTTGGCTATGAAGTAGCCGTGGGAATGCCCTTGGCGTCCCATGCCTGTGGTCATGGCCTCGACGGCCTCAAGTTTGTTGTTGTAGGTGCCCGGCCCTTCGTAGATCCGGCGAACATCCATCAGGAAATTCAAGTAGTCGTTGAAAGCCAGGTCAAGCTGACCGATGTCGGACAAGGTATGGATGCTGTCTATGTTTCCATTCTGATCAAGAGCGACAAACGTCCCGGCTGGGAAGTACAGGTCGCACTTCAGCTTCTCGATTCGTCGAAACTCTTTGTCGCCATATTTGCAGAGAGTGCCTACCAGGCCGAGATTCGCCAGCGTGTTGGCAGCAAAAGCCCTGGGTACGAAGCAGACTGTGACCGATGAAAATGCGCTGGAATTGTCGGGTTCTGATATTGGTCCTTTGGATGACATCTGACGCTCCTTGTCGGACGAATCACTTCGTTGGGTAGCGCTTGCGAGGCTTGGGTCCCGTGTTTGGGATATCAGCATTTTCTTCTTCGAATTTGCCGATGCCGCGCAGGGCCTTGATCATTGCCGACATGATCTTTTCTTCTTGTGCCGTCAGCGGGCCATCCAGCCCGGTGATCAGACGGTCCTTGTGGATTTTCGTGGTTATATGGGGGTTGGGGCCTGGACTGTAAAACGGGTGCTCAGGATTCATCCGATCAAGATCGCTAACCCCCATTTCATCTGTTTCAGTAAAGCTTCGCTCTAGGCGATCAAGTATCTCGGCAGTAGCTGACCGCTTGTTTTGCTTGGCCGCGACCATTACCAAGTCCCGAAGATCCTCTGGTATGCGGAGGTTGAACTGTGGATCGCTGCGACTCATCTCAAATCCGGTTCCATTTAACGGAACGAAATAATGCATCACGGTGGTATTGACGGCAATGCATCACCGTTATACATTTGCGTAATGAACAACGGTGATGCATCTGGAGGGGGGATGAAGGTAAGGGAAATGGCGCAGGTGGTATTTCGGGCAGAGCCGGATATTAAGGCTTGGCTTGAAAGGAAGGCGCAGGAACAGGAGCGCAGCCAGAACTGGCTCGTAGGGAAGGCGCTAAGGGAGGCGATGCAACGAGATGAACAAGCCAAGCAGGCATGAAAAAGCCCCAAGCGCGGCAACGCTTGAGGCTCATGAAGCAGAACGTCTAACTATCAGGAAAACGTCATGATCGATATTAGCACAACCGTTTCGAATGTCATCCCGTTCAATTTCGGAAAGCAGCAGGAACGCACGCTGCTAATTAATGATCAGCCTTGGTTCGTGGCGACTGACGTGTGTGAGTCTCTTGCAATCGTCAACACTGCTCGAGCGCTCAGCCGGCTGGATGAGGATGAAAGGGGTATTCATAGTATGAACACCCTTGGAGGCGCGCAGAATCTCAGCGTGGTTAACGAGTCGGGGCTCTATTCACTGATCCTCACGAGCCGCAAGGCCGAAGCCAAGATCTTCAAGAAGTGGGTGACTGCTGAGGTTCTTCCGACGATCCGTGAGCATGGTCGGTATGAAGATACCACTGGCAAGATGAATACTCTGGTAGGCCAGACCATCGGCACTGATGGGTTTCACATGCTTGGCGCGGTAGTGAAGGGCAAGGTATCTAGCCTTCCGGCTCCTATTCAGCGTCGGGCTATCGCGAAAATCTGGTCGCAGACTCATGCAGCTTTTGGCGTTCGGTCGGCGGCAGATATTCCGGCCGATCAGCTTGACGCTGCGCGGAACTTCATCGCGGCATACGCCGTTCTGGAAGGTGAGTTCATTCCGAAGGGGCAGGACAAGTCCTTCGATATCCCGGACAAGCTTGGCCAGTGTGAGCGGTACCTCGTCAGTGCCGACCATCACGGCAATCGGCAGGTTACGCCCGTGCCAATGGGTGCGTTCGTTTTGACCCGGCAGCAGTTCATGCAGTCGATGCTTGTGGACAGGGATATGCCAGTCTCCACAGCGGAAATGTTTGAGTTTGTGGCGCTTGCTACTGAAAATCTGCGCTGCCGATTTCTTTTCCAGGCTGCTCGGAGGGACGCAGCATGAGCATGGAACTTGTCACGCTAAAAATTACCGGCACGTCTCCGCTGATGATGCACAGCGACAAGCTGGCCAACCCTTTGAATCCCGCAACAAAGGCTCATAAGGAATTGACCGGAAAGCGCAAGAAGACGGACGACGATCATCTTGCCATCGCTCGCTCTGAATTTATCGCCGGCGCTTACCACGATGAAAAGCTCGGATTTTTTGTACCCGGCGCTAACTTCGATGCGACGTTCCTGGCTGGCGCGAAGCTTCAGAAGCTGGGCACGCAATGGAAGCGCGGAGCGGTCGTAATGACTGACAAGGCAAAGCTGGAGTTCTCTGGGCCGACAACTCCCGATTCTCTTTGGGAGGATCAGCGATTCGTTGATTGTCGCGGGGTTAAGGTTGGGCAGGCGAAGATCATGCGTTACCGGCCAATCTTTCTTGAATGGGGCGTCGAGCTGGAAGTCGCGATCAACGCTGACGTACTCAACATAGAGGAAGCAAAAAAGGCGATCACCGACTCAGGACTGTTGATTGGCGTCTGTGAATACCGGCCGCGCTTCGGTCGTTTCGAGGTGGAATATGTCTGAACTGACAAAGCACCCGAGCTACAAGCAAGCTGTTGATGACTTCCTTAAGGAATTCAAATACGGCGACCTGGTCGGGCATGAGTGGTTGGAGGCGCGTTTCGGAACGCCTTCCATGGCTGACTCGAAGTCGCTGACCGTTGAGAAGTTTCGTGAGCGTCAGTTCGAATGGCTTGCGAACGTGGAGGCATTTAAATCGGACTTGCTCAAGCATCATCAGGTCTGCCTTCAGTCTGTGCGCGGCCGTGGTTACCGCTGGGTGCCGCCTCATG